CATACGATGAATTGATGAATTTCTTAGAGGATGGTGAAGTCGTAGAGGGAATTGTTTTTGGTGAGTACGGTTGGGGTGGATATGGAGAAGAGGAAGACCACAAGGTTCAGCAAGAGCACCAAGGCAAGCTGATGTCGATTGAAGAAGCCAAGCCATTGATGGATGGTTGGTCTTTCGATGGTGGATATGGTGCGCCTGAGTGCAATGCCACTTATGTTTGGACAAACAAGCGTTGTATCTGGGTGACTCAGTACGATGGCTCAACGAAACTTGATTCAATGCCAAGACATCCCGTGGCTTGTATGCCTGATATGCCAGGAGGTTGACATGACTAAAGAAGCATTACAAATTGCATTGCAAGCTCTGACTGATTTTGATTACGACAAACGCATCAAGGCTATTGAATCTATCAAAGAAGCACTAGAAACAAAAGATGCGCCTGTGGCGTGGGAACAGTTCCATGAACACATGGCGGGGCCAAATTATGTCGCACCACAACGCACATGGGTAGGACTGACTGAGGAAGATTTAAAGCCAATATGTGATGAATGGCGAATTGTGTATGGAGCGTGGATGGATGACTTTGCCAAAGACATTGAAGCCAAGCTGAAGGAGAAAAATCATGGATAACCCCAAAAATTCAACACCTATAAAAGAATGGTTAACTTGGTATTTATCTCCACCAGAAAACTGGAATGAAAAATACGGAGATGCCTTTAAATGGACTGAACAAGAAAAAGCATTGATGCAACAACTAAAGGAGAAAAATCATGGCAACTCGTAAGAAAAAAGAAGTGACAGAAGTTAAAGCAGAGAAGAAAGAGAAGAAGATCAACGTGTTTGTAGCCACCCCTATGTATGGTGGTATGTGTACAGGTTACTTCACCCAGTCCCTGATCACGCTAGGCCACGCACTGCAGCAGAACGGCATCAGCATGGGGTTCTCTGCCATGTTTAACGAAAGCCTCATACAGCGTGGTAGGAACGCCCTAGCGCATACTTTCATGACCAACAAGCAATACACCCACCTGATGTTTATAGACGCAGACATCAAGTTCCACCCAGGTGACATTGTGAAGATGATCAAGTCTGACAAGGACATCATCTGTGGCATCTACCCTAAGAAAGAAATCAACTGGGCTGGAGTCGCACAAGCAGCTGCAGAAGGTGTACCCGTAGACCAGTGGAAGAACAGAACAGGGTCTTTAGTGATCAACCTCAAAGATTATCAAGGGTCAGTCACCGTGCCTGTGGACAAGCCTGTGGAAATCTTCAACGGGGGAACAGGGTTCATGTTGATCAAAAGACGCACTTTTGAACGCATGAAGAAGGTGGTCAACAAGTACAAGAATGACGTAGGCTTTATAGGCCAAGGCGTAGAACAGCAAGAGTGGATCACAGAATACTTTGCCTGTGCTATTGAACCAGGCACAGAAAGACTGCTGTCTGAGGACTACTTCTTCTGCTGGAAGGCTAGAGAGGCTGGTCTGAAGGTATGGGCAGCACCGTGGGCGCAATTAGGCCATTTTGGGACGTATTTGTTTGAAGGTGGACTCTTACCAGCACCTTAACGCTTGGCAGTCCTGGCAGCCTGTTTAAAGGCTTTTCTGGTAGGGTAACCAGGCTGACCAGGTTTCTTGGCTGGTAGCCCCGCTTTACGTCTTTTGTTGATATTGTAGTAAAGACCACGTTTTGCTTTTGGTGTTTTCATCTGCATCCCCATCTCCTACGGGCAGCACGCCCTCTTTCTCCCGTCCAACCTTTGGAGCGTGCACAAAATGATTTATGCCTTGGTCCTGATTTTTGGGGTGCTTTTAGCTTTGAGCCTGTTGCTTTGTTGTATTTTGCTCGTCCTTTGGCTGTCAAGCCTCCCCCTTTGGACACTGGGAGTTTTTCTCCTCGTCCTACTGATAATGATGGACCTTGTTTCCTAGCCATTATTTAATCCCCAAATATTGACGAACTGTATCTAGTGTTTGTAGTTGAGCTGGTGTATATAACTCTTTAGGGTTTTCCCACTGGTTAAAGGTATAACCCCTAAACATCTCTGGCAACCCTGTCATCTGATACCACTGCTCATATGGCCTGTTTTCTCCAAAATTAGCAACATGGTATTGATACCTCTCTTGCATAGATTTTGGGTCTAGTTGGCCTTGGAACTGTTGATAAAGTTGCTGCAGCTGCGGGTCTGTCTCTACCGCATAATGGCTAACATAATCTCCTAGAATGTCCAGAGGTGAGGTTTTAGGATTAAACACCTCTATAGCTGCCTGTCTGCCTTTAGCCCACTCCGGCAAGTCTTCACCTTTGTACGACTCCAACATATATTCTGGGTTTTGTTGTGGAGAGAACTTGTAGGCAATGTCCTTACCTTGTAGATAAGGGTACTCCTTTTGTGCTGCCTCAAACAAGCCAGCACCTTGCTGTTGAGCAATCGTATCCAGTATTGGTGGTGTATCCGACATGGCTTGTAAGACTTCTGAGTTATCAGGCATAGAGTCTTGTCCCCGCTTTATCTATGATTAACTTTTGTAGTCTAGGTTTGTCATTAGGACTATTAGGCACAGATATATGAGTCCAACGATCAAACTCACGAATAATTTGGTCATACTGCAACTCGCTCGCAATAATGGTTTTGACCACTTCATCTGGGGTCATACCAGGCACTCTAATATCTGCTGCACAACCTAACCTATGCTGAGACGTGTTTTTGCTACCTACGGCATTGTTCACGGCCTCACTGCGGTAGGCACTGTTGATCATTACGGGTTTCCCGCCCAGAGTGCTTTTAACCAGTTCCAGAAACTCTGCCAGGCGCATGAGATTTGCTTTTTCATATTCGCTAGGATCATTGTTCAACTCCCTGTGATCGGTGTAGGTCAACTCTTCCAGTGTAAAGTGTTCAGTTAGGATAGTCATTTTGCGGGTGTACTCTGATGAAGTAGTGCATCTTTGTTCTGGCTAGATGCAGATGAGCCAAAATAGAAACTAATCACTCCAGTCCAGGCAGTACCTAAACTACCCAGCAACAACATGAGTGCATCACTGCTGGTGACTTTACCCGACATCATGCCCACCAAGATGCCAAAAAAGCCCACAGTGATGATAATTGCCAAGAGTGGGGGTATCCATGACCGTGTGGTTGTTTGCATCTCACGGGCTGATTTACGGTCTTGCACAGCCAACTCCTCAAAGTTCAAGCCCATCTCTTGAGCTTTTAACTTGAGTTGTACTTCTGCAGCCTGAATACTCGCAATCTGATCAGCAGTCAGTTTGCCGGAGTTGATGGTGTCTTGTACCTGATTAGGGTCAACCCCTATAGCTTTGGATACCGCCTCTACTGCTAGGCCAGCAAGTGGACCGCCCAGGGCAGATGCAATCGTAGGTGCAATACTTTCAATCCAACTCATCTGTGAACTCCATTCTTACTGTTTTCGTAGTCAACATGAATAGCATACATGAGGGCAGAGAAGACGGTCAAGAGGACAAAGCAGCCAGCCAATAACGCTGCACGAACTTGCCACTTGTCGATAAACTGCCGTCTTTTTCTGGCAGCCTCTTCAAGGGCTTTTTTTGTTCACGCTCTACTTTCTCTCTCTCTTTGCGGACAATCTCCCGCATCTCTACAAATTTACTCCAGAGACCAGGCATACCTATTTGATAGATGATCATCTCTCTAAGGTCAGTCTCCATCTGCTCCAGCTGTTGCTGACGTAGGATGCGGTTCATGGCCTCCTCGTTGATAGAGATACCTTTGCCTAGAGGCTTCTTCTTTGCCTCCTTCTCGGCCTCTTTAAACGATTCCTGGTGGGTAAAGAACGCACCTAAGTTCTTACCAATGTCACCCACAATGTCGGACACGTCTTTACCGTCTTTTTTAAAGTCCTGGTAAAGATCAATACACTCTCGAATACCCGCATGAGCAGCTTTGCACGCTGCGAATATTGTTAGGGGATCCACTTAATACCCCTGTGCTGTACCGTCATTGGCAATCAGAATGCCACCTATGTTCACACTAACCACGGCTGCTGTCGCAACGCTACTGGCAATCTGGAAACGCAAGTCTGTACCCGCTGCATACGGGAAAGGATAGTGACGCTGCACTTCATAATTAGTGTTGAAAGGTGTTTGCACAATCACTTTCTCCACACCTGAAGACGCATTGGTGATAGCTCTGTAGGTAGTGTAGTTGGCAGTATTTCCATTGAAACTAGAATACGCACCGTATCTCCAACCATAGAAGGTATAACCATTGGGGACTGTGTAAACAGCCATTTGAGATACGCCAATACTGGTTGTAGAGCCACTAACCGTTGTTGTGTTTATCTGAGCGTAGACGTTACCGCCACCAGACAAAGTGACAACACCTGTGGGGTTGGTAGCCGATCCAACAGACACCGCAATGCTATTGATACGGAAATAGCTGTTAACAGTAGTGACATTGGTTGTTCCATTTAACGCTAGATTTTCAGACAAGAGGTTGTAACTGGCATCCAATCCTGAAATGGTAATCGTAGCAGTGTCAGTATTGACCGTGCTTACCAACGTCATTGTGGAGGCAGAACTGGGGAAGACATAGTCTGCTGTAGCCATGTTCTCCCATACCGTCCTGAACAACCCAGCTGTGGCTGGTGTAGTACCGTAGGCAAAGATGTTTGCGGGTGCGTGGTAAGGAACTTGTCCTCTAGATACTTGCAACTCGAAAGGTTCGGACCTCCCGTGTTGGGTCATCGAAAAGGTAGACTGGGCCATTAGTAAACCTTTCCACCACCGCCTGAAGTGGGTGACTTCTTGGTGTTGTAACTAGGCGTGCCAGAGAAGTCAATGACTGACCTAAACCCGCCCATAGGCAATGTGCCAGGTGTCCATCTTTCCATGCCAACAGACCCGTCACGGGGCAACTGTGGACGCACAGACTTGGCAATCTGTTGGTTTACCTCATGGGGTCTCTGGTGCTTAGAGTTAGCCATGTTGCTGTTTTCATAATCAGCCTTGGGACTCATAGGGTTCTTGTTGCGGTTGCTGCTTGGCATGACTAACCTCCTTGTTCTTTACAACTAAATAACTGAATAACACAAATATAGCAAGTGTTGCTACCCTTGTCCAATCACCCGCCCACAACGTGTAAGACGTGAGTCCGCACGACATGATGAGTGCCAGAATCGTGATTAGACGATCTGAGATAACTTTCAACGCCAACGTGATCAATGAGACTTTATCCATAGAACCCCCTTTAAAAGACTCTATTATGCCTCGTTTTCCTCGTCTTCTAATCCCATAAACCCACTACCCCACTCGTCATCTTGCATCTTCATCTTGATGGCCTCCAACTTGAGGGCACGGTCTATCACCTTTGTTTTGTCAGTAATCGTGGCAGTAGGGTCTACCATGACCGCTTTTAGCATCTCAGAAATGGCAGTTTCGAGTGCTGGGTTTATACCCTTTTCTTTTTTCTTGCTCATCTCTTAGCCTTGCGCTTTCCTTTTTTGGACTTTCTAGCCGTTGACAAAGCGATAGCAATAATTTGCTTGCGTGGACGGCCTCCTTCTTTTGTGAGTTTGCTAATGTTCTTAGATATTGTTTCACGGCTAGTACCTTTTTTGAGTGGCATGGTTTACTCCTAGTATTGATCTTTACGGTTTTGTAGAAGAATAGGTGCAGCAGCTGTTTTACCCACTTGTTGCGTGATAGCACGACTTCTGGCCTGGGCTTGTCTGGCAGCCTTGATTCTGTCTGCTAGATCACCAGCTGTTGCACCAGGCGTGAGTAGACTCTTTTGTAATGAACTAGCCAGTTCTGGGGTAACACCCGTGGTTGCACCATAGAGTTTAGGTGTCAACCTCATGGCTGCACCTGGCAGATTAAGAGACACTAAATCTTTAAGTAAACC